CCTTTTGGAATGACATATCATCTATGAGAGACAAACCACAGTACTCATCAAATAAGGCTATGGCTTTCTCGTCCCCATCTAAAGTTTGTTTTATAACTTCCTCGTACAGGGGGCAGGTGGCTTCATCTTCCCAATCAAATTCCAATCTATGTGATAATTCATGATCTATATCCCATTGTTCCAATTCCCCGGTTTTTATATTTATAGTCCCATTCATAAGACATATCCTATGCCTCATTTGATCCTCTTTAGGGTCCACGCCGGGGGTATACCCAAATATAATTTTTTCCGTTAATGTATGCATGATAGATATTGCGGACTTAGCCTCCCGCTCTTTAAGGGTAAGAGAATGCATATACATGCGTCTCATAATATTTGGTACATTGACAACGGGCCAATACCCTTCTTCATATGACCTCATTTGCCCTTTTATTGTGGCTATCTTGGTCATGGTTCCTAATTCTTCCAAAGCCCAATTTGCCATTTTTCTTTCAGGAGGGATGGATTTTGGTTTACTGCTATCAGTCATGCCTTTGGCACGTGCACTGTCTATCCATCCCTGTATGATCTTTGTGGATTGGGGCCACTTATATACCTCCCCGGCCCGGAGACATGCCTCCCGCTTCGCTCTCTCCACGCGGGTATGTATATGGGGGTCCAGCCAGCCTCTGGACACCGCCAGCGCGACGGCCCGGACGGAGACATCATGGGTATCGCCACCCCCATCTACCCCTGCCCATATCATCTCGTTTAAATCTAGAAAAGGACCTCCTTTACTTTCACATATAGCTACTATTTCATCAACCATATCTACGTTCAACACAGGTAGTCTATCGATAGAAGATAAAAGGTCCTCTCCTATCCACACATATTCCATCTTATCGGGATGGATAGATGGTGGTATAACTGTCTGACTACCTGAGCATAAGAACTCTATCGTCGGTTTTTTAGATTTTTTGTGCTTAACTTTTTTATTAGTTATACTCTTATCTGCCAGCATAAATATAGTAAGTCCTTTTTTACCCTTCTTTGCGCATGGATAATTCCCTAAGGCGGGTAACATATCAGGCATAACTTCTTCATTATCTATATCTACTGCTATCAAAAATAATCCATCCCCTACTTTAGTCCCCATAGCTAACCCAATATTCTGATCTGGGTGTTTGTCACACCATTCACTTATTTCCTCTTTGGTTGGTTGTCTGTGGCAGTATTCTTGCCATTTGGTCATAACAGGTCTTTTCATACCTAGCCTGATTGGTATAGGAGAAAGCCCAGCTTTAATGTAATCTAAACACTCACGCTTGTACATGTTTCCTCCCTACTTCCGCCAATATAGCTTCCGCTAAATCTTTTTTGGATTGTAGGGCCTTAACCACTCTTTTATCTACTGGTGAATTAATCACATCAACATATGTAACATTCATATCTTGCCCCCATCTATGATTTCTATCTTCTATCTGTACTCTGTCATCAAGTGAAAATGAGTTTTCATAGAAGAATGTATAATTACATCTATCATTGCCCGGACCCCCTAATAGAGTATGTCCGTATTTTGCCGCTGATATCTGGCATATAGCTATTCTACATTTAGAATCATTATTAAATCTGTGTTTTTCCTCATCCAAATCTAACTCTAATGTTCTCATCTTGGATTTCCCGGCGAGTAAGGCAGGATTGTACTCTTTTAATCCTTCCAGCAGATTATCTACTGATGTGTTGTAATTAACAGTCACTATAACTTTGTTTGTGGTCTGCTCCATGAATGACAATAATTCCTTTAATTTTGGGGGCATATTAGTTATATTTATTGATTTTCTCTCAAACGCATTTGTTATAGGATTAACTTCCTCATAATATAAAAATCCGCTACTTATCTGCTGTAATTTACCTAGCTGACTGATTGCCATATCTACCGAAATTTCTATGTCCCCATCTACAAGAGTCTGGAAATTATTCTGCATCTCTTTGTAATGCTTCATTTGGTCCTTATTCATTTCCACATCTCTTGTGACATAAGTTTTTTCAGGCAGATCGGTATATTCTGATTTCTTGGCATAAAAGGCGTTAGGTTCTATTATATTCTGTAATTGCTCTTCATTCCTAGCCCCTATTATCTTTCTATTCATGTATCCGCCCATACGACAAAATTTATTGCGGAAGGCATAGAAATTAAATGTTATATGTATCGCCCCAATGAATACTAATTGTGCCCATAAGTCATGTGGTCCTTGAGAAATTGGGGCACCGGACAATATTCTACGATAGTTGGCCTTCATGCCTATTTCGAGGATAGCTTTAGTCCTTCGGGCTTTGTTATTTTTAATTTGGATACTTTCATCAAGGACAAACATTACATTACCTCGGTGTAATTTGATAATCTCAGGTATAATTTCACAGGCTTTAGCCCCCCCAACTGCGAATGCCTCATAATTAATAATATGTAAATATTCCAACTCCTCTATAGGGGGGTTTTCTGGCCAAACATACATTGAAGCTTCTACCCCCCTCAATTTGGCCTCTTCTATCCAGTTATTTTTCAAACTGTGGGGGCAAACCACTATTAACGGGAAGACTCCATCTATACTAAGCCATTCTGCTAGTATAACTGATGTTTTACCAAGGCCCATCTCCATGAAGTATGCAAATCCTTCCTTACCTGCCGCCATGCGGAGGGCCTTAGTTTGCACCTCATATGGTTCGCAGTTAAGAAGCCAAGTCATCATCATCATTACTCGGCGGTATAGAACATGCGTTTTCTTGGTATATAACCGCATTCCTACATAATGTATCCAATTTTAATGTAGTATTATTACACCAACCACTACTATGTATAGCTTCATCAAGTCTTTTGCGTGACATTTTAAAATATGCTTTAACCGATTTGTTGCCCATCTGCAATTCGGATGCTAATAAGCATGTCTCGTCCAACAGATTAGCTATTTTTAATACCCAATATTCATTGAAACTCTTATTCTCCCCATAATCTTTAAATATTAAATATGAAGACATACCAAGAAATCTTTCATCGGATTGTACCGATATATAATCGTTGAACATGTTCCTATCTATAATATTTCTTTTTGCGGGACCGGGTATATCACTGGTGTATGATTCCTCTATGTCATGTAACAAAGCTTTCATTACAATCTTACCTTTATCCACATTAACGGACATTTCTTCATTTGCTATATCAGCTATTTCATACGCATAGATTGCAACAAAAAAACAATGTTCTGCCACGGATTGCTCTTTGATTAATCTAGCAATATTCCATCTAGTAACATGTGCCAAATCCCTCAATTCTCTTGGGAACGGATTTTCCATTTTTGTCTCCTATCAAAAAAGGGGGGGAGCGCCTAAAGGATAAACGCTCCCCCCAAGTTTAGGCCACGATCGCCTATGATTTCCGTAAGAACGGATAGATAGGCTTACCCTTCAATTCTGGCACATCTTCAAAGTATTTTATACCAGTTTGTCTATGCACCCACATACGAGAGATTTTTTGATTATTCTCTCTATACCCATGACCAATTTCAAGGAACATGTTCCTATCATATTGTATTTTTTCACCGTTTTCTTCAACGATTACTTTCATGGGTAATGAGGCTTCTGATTGTGGTTCAGAAGGCATCCTCTTATGAGATTGGGATATTATCTCCTGCGCTTTGGCAAAGGCATTATCCCTAAGAGTATCACCAACTTCAAACCTTAATACACTATTAAGGTAGGATGTAAGCGGTATACCATTTTTATCAAATGCGGAATCCATGGCACCACCCACATTACCTTCAATCAGAGTAAGCACGGTAGATACGGTTATATTGAAAATCTCCGCGTCAGTAAACTTGGGGCTAGCCCCAGCAGGAGATTCATTAGGCTCGTTTTCAGGTTTGGGCGCTTGGGGCGGATTAGGCTGTCCCGTGGCATCTTTACCTGTATCGGTAGTCTCGGCATCAGATTCCTCTTGCGGGGTTTCCTCCTCCGTCTTGGTATCATCGGTTTCGGATTTCTCCTCTGCCGTATTAGCAGGCGCACCACCTTGTGCCCCCTTGTTTTCATCAGCCATCATCTTCTCCTTTCATGTTAGAGTTGCTGGTTAATGAATTTTCTGCGATCATCATAGCAAAATTTGCTATATCTGCCGCCTCAAAATATACATCATATGGAGTGCCATTGTCTATAGCGTCTTTTAATTCCATGACTTCATCAATTAGATGTTTGAGTAAAGTCATATGATCTGCTTTACGCCAACCATCAACACCTTTTTTCTCATCATCCCGCAATAATTTAGTTTCCATTGCCTTTGAGAATTTAACTATGTCATCTCTTGGTTCACCCCAATTTATTGCCCTTAACAATAAATCATTGGGACTAAATTTCTCTGCTTCTAAATTAATGGCCCATATGGGGTTTTTAGTGGCACACACACCACAAGCATATTCAATTATTCCTGTTCTCCCATTTATTGCCCAATCAAACATATCTTTACTAGAAATAGGTTTATTACACATTCTACACTTATCTCCATACGATATAATAGGGCGGGTTTTCATATTTCATCTCCTTCTCTGTACTCAGGGAGGTACTCTGAAATGTCTCTCCGGTATGTGCATACCCGGCCCTGTACACTCGGTATATCCCGTATGGCACCGTCGGGCGCTCTCATTAGACTAGGGACCCTACGACATATGGCCTGATGTCCTCCACGGACGGACCATAACCCAAAAGTAGGGGCTTTTCAGTTTCCTTAGTTATCATACTCGCTAATCTTTCAACTCCGTCATCATCCATATAATTACAAAAATTAAGGAATGTAACATCAGGCTGGAGGGCCTCACACGCTTCTTCCATTTGAGTTATTGAAAATTTAGCTATGCGCCTTGGTCTTTTAGTAAGAGTAGTTAATTCGGGTTCCACTCCAAGAGTATTCCACGATAATTCTTTCCCATCATAATAAAAGGGACCAGAATTACCTAATATGTGATTACCATCCATTATATGACCCACTCTTATGGGATAAGTTCTCATTGTCATAATCACCCTACCTAAGTAGGATGGGTGTACCTGAGCATCAGATAGGAATTGTCCTATAGACACCTCCCTACTTGTAACATAAGGATACTTATATCCTGAATTTATACCAAGCCCGTATCCTTGAGATGTTTCCATGAACACAATTTTTCCCTCTACATTTATACACATATTCAGTTTTAGTTCATATATAAGGGGTTTTAGAGACTCGCATTGTTCTGCTATACATGCAATGTCGTCTCCACCCCTGCCTCTTGCTACCTTTCTCATCATTGCCGCCCCTGTGCCTGATCTGGTAGAAGCAAAGCCGGTAAACGGATTATCAAGGTCATGTTCATATGATCTGCAAGTATCATTAACCACAGCGGCACGTGGATGAATAGACACCCTATCATGTTTAACACCATATTCTTCCATCTCCTGAAATAATACCTCCGGGTCTATTATCGAGCCTGCCGTAAAGAATATATGTGCATCCGTATTTATCACCCCTGATATAGGTAGCTGGTGACATATAATCTTTTTACCACCTATGATACATGTGTGGCCAGCATTTGGGGAACAGTTGGAAACAGCTATATCAATTTTAGATTTAGTAGCTATATAACCAGCCATTAATCCCTTGCCAGTGGACCCAAATTGTCCATCTACAAGTATATTAACTTTTTTAGGTGACAGCATTATGATCTCTCCCTAATTCTTTTGCGATTTGTGCGTAATTCGATATATCATCGTAATTATCTTCATGAAATTGACCTAAAGCTATCCTAGATAATTTAAGCATTATCATAGATATAACTTCTTGCTCAGAGGCGGACACAGAATCATTATGAAGACAAGCATTTCTAAATACGCGATTAAAACTGGCCAATACCCTAAAAGTTAAATTAGGTGGACCATAAATAGACTCCCTTTCCTCCATTATACCTACCATTCTCTCTCCGGGCATTAATCTCTTTTCATTGGCTTTGGGGCGTAGAGGGTCGTTATTAGTTTTTCTACGCCCCATCTCGTCCCTATTTTTCTTTGACATACCAATTCTCCTTCTGTTGCGTATATAGCTTTATGATTTCTACTGGCATACATTACCCATTCTCCGGGCTTCGGTCTTATACAAATAACCCATCCAGCAATGTCTCCAGCAGTTTGTAATGATAATATTTCTGCTCTTTGTACAGGTGTTAATTTTAATTTTTGTCCTAAAGAAGTAGCAAATTTTAATTCCATCCACATACAAGGATAATGCGGATGCTTAACATAAATATCTGGTATACCAGCAAACATCTTATGGGATATATACTTGGCGTATGCACCCTGTACTCTAAATTCCTTAATTAATTCAGTTCTAAATTGTGCTTCATTATTCGCCAAAACTTGCCTCCCCCCAATTTTTTCCGGTTGAACTATCTACTCTCAACGGTACTTTTAATGTTATAGGCTGGCTTCTCCCAAAATTGGTCATCATACGGACAGCTACATCATTTAATCCTGGGTCATCCTTTATCTGCCAGCATAATTCATCATGAACCTGTAATAACATATCCACATGTTCGTTACATTTAAAGTATTCATCTACTTCTGCCATCTTTAATTTAGTAATGTCAGCTGATGTACCTTGTATTATTTGATTTCCAGCTTTGTGTGCAAATCTATAATCAGGAAAACGCCTCCTTCTGCCAAGTGCCGTATAAACATGTCCCCTCGTCTTGGCCCTGGATTCTGCCTTCTTCAAAAAATGTCTTGCTTCCGGTATTAATATATGATATTTTCCTATTAATTTTTTCGCCTCTAATACTGTAATTCCTAAATTTTGCGCTAATGCCTTTGCCCCCATCCCATAAACCATACCTAAATTCATGCGCTTGGCTGTCGGGTCGCGTTCCACATTCAGCAATTCAGCTATATTACTATGAATATCTATGGGTGGTTCGGCATTATACCCATCAACTAACATCTTATTGCCCGTATAATGGGTGAAAACCACAAACTCCTGCTGTGCATAATCATTTGAGTACCAAACGTATCCTTCATCCGGCACAAATATAGACCTGAATAGAGGTGCTAATTCCTTATCCCGTTTAGGCACTTGTTGCATATTAGGGTTAGATGAAGATAAACGCCCGGAAACCGTACCGTAATCCTCCTGCTTCAATTGATTAAAATTGGTGTGCACTCTCCCATTAAACATGTGCCTGTCTATCAGTGGTTCTAAGAAACTATTTAATAAATTACTTACCTTTTTTGATCTTAATATTTTATTGCCTATATCATGGGTTCTTAACCACGCCTCAGGAAAAGAAGGGTTACCTTTTTCAGTCATCGGCCACCCTGTCTGCCCATTTTCTTCCATAAATTTTTGCATTTGCTTCGTTGATCTAGGGTTGAAGTCATCCGGTAATGCTCTATTTGCCTCCTCAAGCATTTCTGACAGCTTAAGTTTAACTACCGCAAGTCTATCCTCATCTACCTTAACCCCCTTCCTCTCCATCCTAAATAAGGATTTAATAACCCTGCATTCTACTTCCCATACCCGCCTCAATTCTTCAAAATCCAACAATTCTTGTTGTTTTTGCCATATTTGCCATGTTGTAGTACCATCCCCCTTTGCATATTCATGAGCCATTTCATCATCAGCAGGTAATTTATGAAAATTCTCCATTTGCTTTTGTACAGGGTTCTCCCCAAACTTTAATGATAGATACTCATACATAATTTTAGATTTCTTCGGCTCTACTCCCATCAACACGGCCTGGGGTTCCAGTGCATATCTACCACAATTCTCATCTATGAGCGCCGCATTAACCATAGTACATTCAAGATCATGGTCCAATAGACTTATACCCTCATTCATAAGCATGTGCATATCAAATTTAAGGGCATGCCCCACTATTCTCGTATCTTTACGTAATGACTCTGACAACCAGTTGGATACGTTGTTTGCCTCTATATTAGGACCAGTTTCATGTCTAACAGGTATATAAAATGAGTCTCCCTCCATCGGGCCAAGGGTGATCACATAACCACAAATCCTGTCCCGTTTCCAGTCCAGTCCTGTGGTTTCCGTGTCTATAACGACGGTTTTAGCGGCCAATAAGTTGGGTAATACTGACATCACTTGGTGTGCCTATTAATATTATTTGCTATACGTTGTGCGGCTTCCCGATCAACTTTGCCTCCGCCATCTCTAGCCTTACCGGTGGCACCCGACTTTTTCTTGGCGGTTGCTATCCTGCCTGTGGCCGCTTCCACAATGCGGAATCTATTACCTCTTTTAATTACTTTAACTGGCATTTTAATGTATACTCCTTTTCTTTCCTTCTCGTATTCGGCGTTTCGTGTCTGCTATTAACATTGCTCCTATCTTCAACATTATAGCCAAAGTTTTTCTTGCTACCTTTACATCCAAGCTTTCTACTGCCCCTAAGAATAATTCAAATATGTTAACCATGTGTTCTAATGCGTCGTCCCTATTTTTTAACACCTTAACATTGGTAAGCAGTATCGTATTTTTATCTTTACGCACTAGTTATGTCCAATTTCTTCTCTATTTGTTCAAAGATTGCCCACATTTTCGTTGTTACAAAGAAATCGGTTTGTCTGTCTTTTCCCCCTTTATCATCTAAATAATTGTCATAGTTGCTTTCAATGAACCCTTTTTCGAAGTCATTCAGTTTATCCATATTTTCAATTGCCTCTTGAAAAATAAGGTCTAAACGCTCCTGCTCTTGTTCACTTATTTGCATAATTCATCAAGCTTCTTTGTTATACCTATTATACATAAATTCATTTGTCTAATCATCTCACCCCACTTCCCACTTTCTACTTCGGGGGTGGATAACACTATTGAACCGGAGGGTATAGCATCATCCAATTCTTCGGCGTCATTATTATCTACTATTATAATTCCTATAAATCTCATTATATTAATCCTTTATTAAAGCCTTTGGCTATCCGTTAGCTTCACCAAAAGCAAAGTGGGGGACAAAAGGAAGACGACTTCCCTACAAACGGCCCACAGGCGAAATCTAGGAGAGTGTCTTCCTAAAAATCACCTTTACCGTCATCCGCCTCTGCTTTATTAGGAGCGGTTTCTTGTGTCTTAGCTTCATCCTTGATGTCAAGACCCTCGCTCCTAAACAATTCATATCTAGATTCTAAAGTCTTGAACAAATCCTCATCTTCAATGAGGCCCTCAGCCCTGAATTTATAATTCATAAACTGCTGACTGTCATTATTGGTGTCCATCCAGCTAGACATTTTAAATATCATCCCATAACTTGGGGCCTCAGATATTTTCAATTTAGCCATAAATTTTTTGGCCATCTTGATTGAGGCTCTGGACATGCGGATTACAGCAGGGGATAATTCAGGGAAATCCAACAATTGAACCACTATATAATAACCGTAAGTGGCGGCTGGAGGAGAATTTGAGTCCTCAGGGTCATAACTACCCCAGGCACCTAACCCGGATTCTGCAACTGTGGGTTTCAAGGTCCAAGTTACGGACCTTTTTACCCCTTTTGTGGGATGAATTTCAAACTCGCCCATAGGAGGGGACCAGTTCTTCCCATCATCGGCACGGGCTAAGATACCCCCGCCATCCCATAATGGGTTCCATAGAACATAGCGCGTGGTTACGAAAAGAGGTACGATACGTAATTCAGTACCTAATTCCTTCTCCGCCACGCTATGGTAAAATTGCCCTGCCGCGCATCCTTCCTCTAACACTTGAGGTGAGATACCCTGCAAAAGCTGGATAACCGGCATTTCATAATCACCCCTATCGAGGTTTTCTGTACCCTGACCCCCCCTGCCTTGCATAAAGCTTGGCACTTGTTGGGCCGGGGCGTTGTCCGGTTTGTTAACAACTTCTTTGCTCATGATATAGTTTCCTTTCTGTTATGAACGTTAAGAGTTGGTAGTTTCAATTTGATCTATGCCTAATAATTCTTTTAATTCTTTTCTAATTGCGTCATTCCCCGCACATATGCCTTCTATATGAGCTTGATCACACAACTCCACAACTTCTCCCACAAGCTCCTCAATATCAATATTTGCTTTATCCATGGTTGGAGATTTACGATTCGAAAAGTCCGTGGATATTCTATCACAATATCTAACATCAATCCCCTTGGTTTTAAACAAGGAAACTATAAGTACACCGAGTATGTGTGCAATGTCCGTATGATTTTTGCTAAATTCGCTCATTTTGCTTTCACTTTTGTCACGCTGATGTTGCGCTTCGCATCCGTATTAAAGATTTCCTCAGGTAACTCTTTATTTTCCTCCATCATTTCCCGTGCTATACGCGAAAGGGTGCTGGCATTAATAGTGCGGGTTATCTCATCCCCATGACCAATCTTCTCAAGATAAGCGAAAGCTTCATCCTTCATGCCTGAGGCAACTTTTGCGGAAATAGATGAGGTGGTAGATACTCGAACACCTAATTCATCAATAGTTACGGTTTTCATTTTTCGCTCATCCATATACTCAGGAATAAGAGTATACGATAATGAACCCTTTAGTGCCTCTAGTTCTGATTTAATCTGCTTTATGTCTTCAATAAACTCCAACAACTTCATGTATTTTGTCATGATTTCCCAAAATCTTGAATCAGAGGACGTTAGATCAGCTTTAATTGCATCTCCTGCGTCAGCCGCTTTATCCGTTATTACGATTAATGCGTGATTATACATGTTATCAGGTTCAATTAATTTATCTAATTCATAATCAATCCCTTGGACAGCTTCAAGTATTTCATGTATTTTGTCTAGATACTTCATATTTAGTTTCCTTTCTAATTGTGATTGGTAGTATTAATGGGTAATATGTTTTTTCATCTCGGTCATATTGAAGAACGCGTATCTCTTTGTGCCCCCTTGCGGCTAAGTAGGCGGCAATCATAGCTATATATACCGGATGCCCGGCCATAACTAAGTAATCCTTGCGGGGGTCATACTTACGTATAAATTTGTGGATGCGGGAGATAAACTCGCCTATTCTTATATTAGCATTGTCAGGAAATATGGCCTTGGTTGTGATAGACCTAACCACGCCATATTTACTTAGAGCCTCGAAATTTTTGGTATTGTCGTTATGCACGATAAAAACGGCCACTTGTTTCCTTTCTAATGGCGGGGGGCCAACAAACTTTCCCGTAATGGGGAGGGGGTGAAGTGGTAGGAAGAGATTTGTTGGCCCCCTTGCCGGTCGTATGCCTTGTTCAACTTGAGCCTGTATATCTCAGCACAGGTAGGGTATGTATGTCAAGAGGTCAGCAACAGTGCGTAAACATAAACTATCGTTACTACTATAGCGCCTCGCATTGCCCACTTCGTGTTCTCACTCATTAACTTTTTTCCTTCCTCTCCCCGTAAGCAAGGAGGATGGGTTTAACCCACAATTGTTTACTATCTTCTACTTCCTGTTTTCTTACTTTGTCAGACACCTTATATGGTAGCCTCCAAGTGTTCCCCCATAAATACCCCGTCCAATGACACTTTGGGCAAAAATATTCATATTTAGAACCCAAGCCGATGTGTTCATAATCTCCCCCTTTTTCGAGTTTCATATTACATTTGCCACAATACGGAGTTGATATAACTGCCTGAATTTTTCTGGTTTTAATGATTATATTCTTATTCATTTGTGGTCCTCCTTATAAAATTCCCTATCCTTGGGTAGGTATGGTACTTCTTCCCACTCCTTAGTATCAAAATTATAGAAATGTAGGGGATGGTCGGGATGCACAATATATAAATTATCTTGGAATAATGCACAATCCCCCCTTCCATCATGATACCATTCTGGAAAGTCAATTCTCGTCATACCCTTTATTTTAAATGGTAACTTTCCGTTTTTATGCTCTATTTTTTTAATCATCATTCGGTCCTTGTTCATGAAATTCGATCTTGTGGGTTTTACCTGTCATTCTTCGTAAAGCACTCACCACTTGGGTTGCAGACACATCAAACTCTGATAAAAGCATCGCATTATCCTTGTTATTAGTGTATAACAATCCACCCCTAAAACTTTTTACGTATTGTGGTCTACCATACTGAATTTTTCTAATAATCTTTGGCATCATTTGCCCTCCCCCAGCAGTTTATATAAACGGTCTTTTATTTCATCTTCTTCTTCGCTTTCGGATGCATGTTCAGCAAGCAGAAACTTTATATCTCCCCGCTTTACCCTCACGGTGTCTTTGTCTTGCTCTAGCAGGATATGGTAAGCGAGGGCGTCTAAGTGAATACGCGGAGTTATGGAAGTGTCATACTCACTAAAACCACCCATCTTAATAACCAATTCAACTTCATCTCGTGTGGTTTTCATCATTTGTTCCTTTATACTGTGCCGGATGTAGCGTACGCTACAGGACCTTGCCACGTATACTCACTGACGGCCCCGCGCGTATATAAAAAGTTTTTTCTCTCCATACCGTACACCCTCTACACTATACTATAGCCCCCGTCCGCCGGGGCAGAGAGTGTAGCGGGTCAATCCGTTACAACCCGCTACACAATCCGTTACAAGCAAAGTTAAGCGACCTTCTTCTCTTTGGCCTTTGCTTTCTTGTCCTTCGCCGCTTGGGCTTTTGCGGCCTTCTTTTCAGCGGCCACGCGTTCATTTTTCTTGCGCTCGTCAGCCAACTGAGCGGTACGGTTTGCCGCCGCAGTAGCCGGGTTATGACCAAAAATAACCACAGCTGGGTTTTCCTTCGGATTAGCCAAGTACTTCTTATGGCGGTTACGAAGAATATTGCCAAGGTTCATGCGCCGCATTCCGGGATTAAGGCTCTGCCATCTTTCCCAATTTTCCTCCAGCCCATTTTCCTTGGCTATGCTCTTTAACTCAAGGTCAATTAGACCCAGCATTGCCGCCGAGATGTCATCCCCGCAATTGACCGAAGGTGCGCCCTTTGCAGTACGTACGCTTTTGTCAACGTTGTATTTTTCACGGAATCTATCATCTACAGCTTTGAAACGAACCGAACCCATTGGCACATCAATCTCAGTATCGCCTACTAACACCAAATAACGTTCAGCGGCAGTATCCTCAGATTGAAGGATGCCCGTACCCCGGCTCAAGAAAACCTTACGGCCAGTGTATTGGGATTTGGTCCAGTTACGTGGCTCAGGCTCTTTTGCCTTCGCCTCGGTTTGTGTTTCCTCAACCTGAGCGGCCTCGGATTGATTAGCTTCCCCCTCGCTGGGGTTGGCTTCTTGCTGATTATCATTTCTGCTCATTTTATTTACCTTTCATTGGTGTTTAAGCTCATCAGACCGGGTTTGTCCCGGTGACACCCCGAAGGGCGTTTCGCTATTTGTTATTCAGGTTACTCAACTTCACATATAATTTAGCGGCTGTGTGTAGTGGGCCTTCTAGACTCTTGATACATGCTTCTATGCCCCCTTTATCTTTAACATATAAAGCCAACAACTTAGCAATGTCCGTCATGTATTCACAGTGTGCCGCTATATCACGCAAACATTCTTCCTCAAAGATTGTGCTTGTATTGGGAAAGAATGCAAATTTGCGCCACGGGGTGTACCATTTGATCTCTCCTAAAAAAACACTTCCCTTCTTGGTCATCACGTGCCATATTGGGGTTTTACGTGTAACTTTTATAGGTATTGGCATAAAATTTATAAATCTTGGTTCCATCATTTCACCCATATTCCATTTGACCCTAGTTTCCAGTGGTATTCATGCTTACGTAGCCACGCATTAACCAGAATAAGGGAGGAGGAGTATAGTTTGCTCCCCGTCCCTATATCTGTGATTGTGGCTTCAAGCGGCGTTCCGGGCTGGTGTGTTTGCACTTTCACCTTTACCCTTTTTGCGTCTTGAAGCGTATTCTGCTTGTGTCTTTTCATTAGCTTTCCAAGTCTTTTTGCCTATAGTCACCTGCAACCCTTTGGCCAGTCTGCCCCTCAGCATGTTGCCAAGGTTCATTCTTATCTGTCCGGGATTGAGGCCGTTTTTTGCCCAAATATTGAAGTTGTCCAAGACATCATTCTCCTGAGCCACTTCAAGCATTGTATCAACGTTGGCGTGGGCAACGTCTTTTTTACCCTCCACCTTAATTGGCATGGACACCCAATTGGTGAGAACAGCGGCCATTTCGTCTCCGCAATTCTGCTCTCTGCCATAGAGTTTTTTGTACTTGTCTTTAACGATAGTACCATGCTCTTTAACGATTACGTTTGCCTTGCACCATGCCTTAACCATCTTGAGTGTTGGTGCTCGTTCCGCTACAAACGCCTCAGCCGCCTCAATAAAACCATCGGCACCCATGACGATTGCGTTCTTGATTGTGTGAACGTGGGCGAGATCAAGCCCTACGTAAAACTGTAACTCGTCGTCGTCCTCATTCACGGTCACTTTGTTGATCGGTTGTTTAGTCATCTTTTAAGTCTCCTTTCTAATTTAGGGTTTCAGTAAAGCACACCAGACTATAGCTTGTCAACCCCTTTTGTGCACTGGCCTGTTTCATCAGTACCGACGGGGCCATTTGCCGGTAGACGAGACGACGGGTTTGGACCCCGCCGCCCCGTTTCAACTACTTGTCGTCTTTTTTTCTCCTTTTCAGTTTGTGGTTGTCCCATAGTTCTTTGACGATGGCAAAGGGAAAGACAACGAAAATAGTGAACAACACGGACCCGGCCATAAATAAGCCGAAAATCGCGATTGCCCACATCCCTATGTCGTACAATAAGTCGAGCATTCTGGGTCTCCTTTCTACAGTTGGCGTACGGTGAACAGCAATCGCCCGTACTGGTTTGTGATCACGTGGTCCCCGGCGCTGTTCTTCCCGGTGATCAGGTCCACGTCTCCTATGGTTGCCTCCTCCTCTCTGCACAGTAGAACAGCTACCGCGTCCTGAGGGTCAGCCTCCATCCTTTCAACCCGCCCGTGGTTATTGGTTACGATTACGGCCATTCTTCGGTCCTTTTTCAAGCCACCTACAGAAGCCGAGTAAAGCCACGGCTGTCAAAAACAGCAGAACGTCTCCCATGTGTGTCTCCTCGTTGTTTGGCCTGCTCATCAGCGCCGGGTTGACCGCCTCCATTTGGCGTAAGCTATGCGCCGTGTTTTTTTGGCATCGCCGTTTCCGTCGTACATCTCGCAGGCGGAGTGTCCGGTCAAGAGGCCCGTCTTTTTGTCAAGGATGAGCCACTCGTCGTTTAGGTACGGGTTGCGCCCCACGTAGCAAAGCAACTGGCCTTCTTTGGTCATCACGCTGTGCACTTCGTCCGCTCTTGTCAGCTTTGCGTCGGTGAACTCCCGCTGGATGAGCACCTCGCTCGGTGTTGGTAGGTCGTCGTTTGATCCTCTTGTTGTCATCGGTTGTCTCCTTCGTTGTGTGTGCCGTGTGTCACGGACCGGGGGCGGCGCGTTAACCCCGGCACACCCCAGTACAACACACCGGACGGCTCGTGTCAACCCCTCGCGTTGCTGGCGTCTCCTCGACTTCTTTTTTGTGCGCGTTCCGTGCGGCTTGTGCCGTGTCCCTCGGTGTGGTGCACTGCCTGTGTCCGGCTTTTGCAGGGCGACGAGGCCCAGGGGGCCGTGACGCGGCTGGGTTCGTTCTTGTCCTGACTAGGGACTCCCATATACGGGGGTTGCGTCGCTTGGTGTTTGTACCCGCCCCGGTTGCCTTGACTTGGCTTTTTGGCGGCGTTGGGAGGACCCACGGGACCCGCGTTTCGGGGGGCGGTTTTTGGCGGCGGGGACTCCCTCCTCTTATGTATTGGGTCACATATATATCGACAATGGAGAATAATATGAGAAATACCATTAAATTGCACTGTAACGTATCGTGTAGCGTATCTGTAGCGTATGGAAATATATCCCAGGACCCGCGTCCGCCGGGGGCTGTAGCGTATGTAGCGGGTGTAGCGTATCCGAGGACCCCTCCGCTCTCTCCCCGTCCTCCGTACGTATACACACGTGCCACCCTCTCCCCCCTAAAAATTTTTAAGAGAGTACTCTACACTATCTCTAGGTGGCTTCGAGGCCCGTCCGCCGGGGCCTCTGGCGTAGCGTATCCATACGTTACAACCCGTTACAACCCGCTACAGGGGGTAATAACATGTCTAAGGTAATTTATTTCATATGTGAGGACAAGTATCAATTAACCATCGAGCAGGAATTTTTCTGCTGGAGATACGCTTTGCATGGGGTCGGAATGAAGGCTGTGAGGGAGGCGTATGGTCAGAAATCCCCCCAGGCTCAGAATACGAAGGCTTGGAAATTATTGGAAAGAGGGAAGATACGTGATAGAATACATTATTTGCAAAAACAGCATCATAATAAGGATATAGATTTGTATAAAGGACCCTGGGATTATTACGGAAGGTCAGATGTGGGGTGCCCGCTGGACCCCGGAAACTCTATAAAGCCAATCCTAGATGAAATTAGAGGTATTCAGGAGGTATGCAATGAGCCGGAATAAGGGTATAGAACCTATTGAGCCGAGGTCTGATAATGTGGCGGACCCCGCAGAACCGGGGAATGAGTATCTATCCCTTAAGCAATTATCCTTCGTGAACCATCTATTATCCCCGGCATGTATGCTTAATCCAGTAACGGCCACCAAACTAGCGGGGTATAAGTGTTCAACTGATAAGTCTGCACGTTTACAGGCGGAGAGGAATATGTTACACCCCCTTATCCGGGCGGAAATAGAAACAAGAATGGCTAAGATATCTCTCCAATCCTCTTTGTCTGCAGAGGCGGTGCTGAATAAATTATGGGAGGAGGGAAATAATCATACTCCTGAGGATTCCTCTCCGTCCGCGAGAGTTCAAGCACTCAACACACTAGCCAGATTTTATAAAATGATAGGACCCGGCAAAAAGGATCAAGAACCGGAGGAACAACAGTCTAGCGTTAACATTCATATACACACGGGTGAAGGTCCAGTAATTATAGAAGGGGAGAAGGTAAATGAGCCTAATAGTACCGGATAAGAAGTTAATATTGCCTGATGAGTATGACGATAGTTATCATTTAAAATATGTGTCCCCCCCTACTATTGGTAAGTTTATGCAATCCAATGCATTTATCAGGGGTCTCAGGGGTCCGATTGGTAGTGGAAAGTCATCCGGGTCTGCAATGGAGATATTCAGGAGGGCGAGTTTACAAGAACACAATAATCTAGGGGGAATAAAGAAAAGACGAACAAGATTTGCTGTAGTACGTAATACCAATAATCAATTAGAGACTACCACGGTTAAGACGTGGCTTGACTGGTTCCCGGAGAATATATTCGGTAGATTTTACATGCGATACCCTATGAGGCATTATATTAGGTATAAGGATATAGAATCAGAGGTATGGTTCATAGCATTAGATAAGCCGGATGATATTAAGAAATTGCTGTCATTGGAATTAACAGGCGCGTGGGTAAATGAGGCCAGGGAAACCCCCTATGAAATTATCGAGATGTTAACCGGGCGTGTTGGGAGGTATCCAGCTGAAAAGGACGGAGGGCAAACTTGGTCCGGGGTGATAATGGATACCAATTCTCCTGAGGATGATCATTGGTGGGCCATACTGGAGGGAGTGGCACCTGTCCCTGATAATTGGGCACCCCCGGAGGATGTAGAAATGTTTATACAGCCTCCTGCCATGTTTGAAAAAAGGGATGGGAAGGAAATAAAATGGGAATTGAACCTAAATGCGGAGAATTTGGCAAATCTTAATCCCAAGTATTACCAGAGGTATGCATCAGGGAAACCCCAATCAAAAATTAGAATATATATTGGTAATAAATATGGTACCGATACGGAAGGTAAACAGGTATATGATGAGTTCAATGAAGACGTTCATGTGGCTAAAGAACCACTAAAAAGAATACCCGGAGGTATTATTATAGTAGGATTAGATTTTGGAAGAACCCCAGCCGCCTGTTTCTCGCAAAGGACAGCAAGGGGACAATGGCAAGACATACATGAATTAGTTACGCAGAATATGGGGGCTGAAAGGTTTGCTGTGTTATTAAAACAGGAATGTGCGTCTGTATTTCCTGGGTGTAATTTTCAATTTTGGGGGGACCCTTCCGGCGGTCATGGCGGCCAAATAGATGAGCGTACATACTTTGATGTGCTACGTGCGAATGGTACAAAGGTTAGAGCGGCCCCCGCACAAAACTGGACAATACGAAGGGAAGCAGGAGCGGCCTCACTAAACCGTATGATAGATGGATTTCCGGGGTATTTGTGTTCCCCCACGTGCAAAAATTTAATTAAAGGATTTAAAAATGGATTTAAATTTAGGAGGTTGAATGTTTCTGGACAGCCAAGATATACAGAATTACCTGAGAAAAATATTTACTCCCATATCCACGAAGCAAGGCAGTATGGGTATTGTGGGGGAGGCGAAGCAAGGGAACTTATTAGAGATAAGTCGGGCAAGAAACAAAAAGTCCGGAAGGCCAAAATTAAAATTCCAATCCACAAAAGACGAAGATAAAATATCCGTATTATGGTTCTTAATATTCAGGACTGATTTACCTACTGATGATATTCATTGGTGGAGGATTTTCACATTCGGGAAGTATAAGCACGTGTCCGCAATGTCTTATGACAAGGGGTATTGGGTGGTTATTGACCCTTTAATTTGGGGTATTGAAGTAGCTTTGGTCCCCGGAGAATGTAATTTGTTGTCCGCATATATACATGATAAAAATCATAAGGTGTTAATGGTAGAGAGCGACATGGAAAGAAGATATCTTCCGAGATGGCTTCCCATGACCTGTGTATCTGTGGTAAAATCTCTATTAGGTCTGCAAATCTCGGCGTTTACACCACAAGGCTTATATAATCAATTGACGGAGGAAGATCATGGTAGGTGGCGGAGGAGGAAGTGCTCAGTTACAACAGTCATTGATGGAATCCGAAGAAGCAAGAAAGGAAGCCGAGGAGGAAGCCGCAAGGGCAAATCAATCCAGAAGAAAACTGTTGGAGGATCAATTAAGGCAAAGAGCCGCAAGAAGGCGGAGAACGATAGGTCGCTTCTCTCTGATTTCGGGTTCTGAGTTGGGAGTTACAGAGGAAACGATAGGAACGGGTAAACGATTGTCTTCTACTCGTGGTGCTCAATCCGGGGGTAGAACAGGGACCCCGGCTGGGGGTAGAACACTTAGGGCTTTGCCTCCATCCACTACTTCTTCATTAAGACAAACCATCAACACAAGACTTGCATCCCGCGCCTCAGGTATAGGTGGATTTGCCGGGGTTACTCCATAGATGCCTATAAGTCCAATAATAAAACGGTTCGAGATGTTACGTTCGGAACAGCGTAATTGGGAGGATTTGTATGAGGAGGCATACCAATATACTATGCCCGAACGTGGGATAGAGTTGGGAGAAACTGATGGTCAAAATGAAAGAGCCGAATTATATGATTCTACGGCCACAGACAGTTTAGTAAATCTCGCAAATAGATTACAAGATTCTTTGGTGCCCCCGTTTTCAAGGTGGGCACAATTCATTTCAGGGCGGTTGATACCAGATGAACAAAAGGATGAAGCCGATGATATATTACATAGGGCGACTATACAATATTTTGATGTCCTTCAACGTACCAATTTTAAGGTGGAAATTAATCCTGCATTGATGGATATAGGTATAGGGATGGCGGGTTTAGTAATAAATGCTTCTCCCAAACCTGATATTGGTGCAGTTTTTTCATCTATACCAGCACACCAATTAATAGTCGATGAAGGCCCGGAAGGTACAATAGATACTGTTTTCCGCGAACATGATATGGCTATCAGGAATGTGAAGGAAACGTGGGAAGGTGCAAGATTTGATGACACCATGGATAGATTGCTTAGGGAGAAGCCTGATGATAAAATCCGATTGATAGAAGGAGTATTTCCTAATTTCAGCACTGGATTATTTGAATATCATGTATTTGCTAAAAAAGGCTCATTTGAAATATTTAATGACAAAGACACTACTTCTCCTTGGGTGGTTCCGAGATGGTCTAAAATCCCCGGTAGGAGTTATGGCAGAGGTCCGGTATTATTTGCACTATCTGATATTAAATCCCTAAATGTTGTTATACAAATGATTTTGGAGAATGCTTCATTAGAGGTTGCTGGTATGTATACAGCTGTTGATGATGGGGTGCTTAATGTAGACTCTATTGAGATCGCTCCGGGTATTACTATACCTGTGGCATCAAATGGGGGTACGGTAGGTCCATCATTAGCTAGGCTTCCGGGGGGACAAGGGTTTGATCTTACTCAGATTTCTATATCCGAGTTGCGCCAGTCTATACGCAGAAAATTACAGGACGATTCCCTTTCTCCCTTGGATGGTACTGTTAGGAGCGCGGAAGAAGTAAGATTGAGAAATAGAGAATTTGCAAAATCTATAGGTTCTTCATTCGGAAGATTACAGAATGAGTTATTAGGCCCAATAATTACTAGAACTTTGGATTTATTTTCCAAGAAGGGTTTAATGCCAGAACTTAAAGTGGATGGTGATATTATTGACATAAAATACACGTCTCCTTTAGTTCAATTGCAAAATGACGCAGACATGGAATCATTACAGAGGTCCTTGGCGAACATGAATGCTTTCCAACCCGGTCTTGCTCAAATTGCGTATAAGACCGGATTTTTGGCGAAATTCATACATGCTAAATCCGGTGCTCAACCTGATTTAATAAGATCAGCTGAGGAAATTGAACAATTAATAGCTTCTGCTACTCAATCGGCAATAGAGAATCCTGAGGGTGCTCAAGCCGTTCAAGGATTGATAGGAGCATAAGGATGGGTAAACAAATAGTAGAAAGTCATCAAAGTAAAAAACAAGCTGAGGCTATGAGGTTGCGGCTAGAGAAGGCTGGAAAATTTAATTCAGTATTTTCTTCACCCCAAGGTGCAGAGGTGTTGGGGCTTATAAAGGAAATGTTTATATCGAGACCTCTGCAATTACCAGAACCGAACAATGCGGATAACCAAGTGGCGTATTTATATCTAAGTACGAAACGAAGGGGCAACGTGGAAATCATTAATTACATAGAAAATCAAATGAGATTACATCAAAAATCTGTACAAGTTGATGTGGAGAGAAAAAATGAACAAACAAGTTGATGAAAATAGTTTAATTGAATCTAACCCTGAAAATAAAGGAGAAGATAATGCCCAGCCACACCCCAGCAACGAGGAAGGCCAACCGGAAGGCCAAGAAGAAGGCAAGCCGGAAGGCGGCGGTGAACCGGAGCAAGCGAAGGAAGAACCTCAAAAAATAACCGTCCCGGAAAACATGCCGGGAAAATTTGTCGGAGAGGATGGGATTCCAGATTTTGAGGGTCTGGTAAAATCTTATAATGAATTGGAATCGAAATTTCACGCGCCAGATAAATATGAATTTAACGTGCCAGAGGGCACTTCCAATGAATTATTTCAAGGTGAAAAGCCGGAAGATGATCCTTTATTCAAGGCCGTAGTTGAAGTTGCCAAGGAAAACAAAATGACGCAAGGCCAACTTGATGCTATGGTTAGTGCGTATATAGATTTCTATGGTGATATGACTACCACCAATAAAGATGAAGAATTAAAGGCTCTTGGAGGGGATGGGCCTAAAATGATTACTGAGGTTGGTCAATTCTGTAAGGCCCATTTGAATGAGGAAGAAATGGCGTTGGCAAAAGCGTTCACTACTACTGCAGTTGGCGTGAGTCTTCTTCATAAAATGGTGTCTATGGCTTCAAAAACCATGAGTGTTCCCAAAGGGGAAGTCGCTAAGGTTGACTCAGGGTTGACAGAAGAAGAACTCAAGGCTATAATGAAGACTCCTGAGTACCTGAATACTAATCATCCATTGTATGAGGCTACTCAGAAAAAGGTTCGAGAAGGGTTTCAAATGTTAGAAGCCCGAACAAAGAAGTAGTCTGGATAACCGTTCCCCGGCCCAGACCGCGTAGCAAGGCCCTTGTTAGGATAACCAAATAGTGAAACGGTAGGGAATTAACACTTACTTTAACTCTAACAAGGACGATTGCATATGTCTCAATCTGTTGATCAAGCGTTTGTCAAGCAGTTTGAAGCGGACGTGCACACCGCCTACCAAAGGAAAGGTACTTTGCTCAGGGGTATGGTTCGAATTAAGAACGGTATCACTGGTTTGAGCACTACTTTCCAAAAGGTAGGCAAGGGCACGGCATCAACCAAGACTCGTCATGGTTTAGTTCCTGTCATGAATATTGACCATACACCTGTAGAATGTATCTTAGAAGATCATTATGCTGGTGATTTTGTTGATAAACTTGATGAACTTAAAATCATGCACGAAGAACGGTTGGTAACTGCTCAAGCTGGTGCGTGGGCATTGGGTCGAAAGACCGACGATTTAATTATTGACAATGGCCTGTCAAACGGGACCAATCAGGTTCTGGCTACTCTCCAAGATGATCGCACTATAGGTGCTTCTACTGGCATGAATGTTGGTAAAGCACTTGAAGCTGTGAACAAGCTTGCTGATCGTGATGTTCCTGTCGGCGATGGTGATCTCTTTGCCGCTTTGTCCCCTAAGGCGTGGACACAGTTGCTTAGATTTGACGAATTTGCTGATGCAGACTCGGTTGGGGAAACACAGTTACCGTTTCCTGGGCTTGGTTTGGTGGAAAATCGTAGATGGGCAGGAGTGACTTGGATAATGCATTCAGGACTACCACTCGCGGCGGCTATTCGCTCGACTTTTATGTGGCACAGAACGGCCATTGGCCATGCTATCGGTGCTGACGTAACATCAGATATTACATGGGAAGGCACAAGAGCCGCCCATTTTGTCAATAATATGATGAGCCAAGGTTCATGTCTTATTGATGATGATGGTGTCGAGGAAATACTCGTGGACGAGACATAAGGAGGATGAAATATGGCATTTTCAGCTACTGGCCTTAAACTCACCTCTCTTGGTGGTGCTATAGGTGTTGGTGAAAACAGCGTCAAGAATATATATCATTATGCTACTAATGATGTAGATACTGTTGTTGAAGCCGATGCTTATTTTGATAATGCATTAATCGACGATAGCCTGAACATAGGGGATATTATTTTAGCCAGCCTAGATGTGGATGGTACCCCTGAGGTCAAAATATATATAGTATCAGTAGGAGGTTCAGACGTTACTGTGGTTCCAATGCTGATAGTTTAACCAACAGGGGACCGGGGAAACTCGGTCCCCAAATTGGAAAATATAATGCCATTTGATAAGACAGGATTAATAGCCTACGGATATGGTGGAACAATTCAAGGTGTTGGACTCCAATTATTTAATTATACTTCTAATGATACTTTTGATATAATATTTGCCAGTGGCTATTTTGATGAAGTAGCAAATAAGTTACAAATAGGAGATTTATTTACAGTATTAGGCGAACTAAATACTCCTAGTCAATGGATTACAATAGCTTGTGTGTCTAGTAATGTTGTACCTGTCGTAATTACAGAACAAATTAGACGATTTGAGTCTTCATTATTAATTCCAGATTTGTCTAAACCAAATAAAAAGTTTTTTATGCCTATTGGTGCTGATGTGGTTTTGTTGCAAATTTGTGCAACTTCCGAAGGAGTACTGGCCCCTGAATCAACAGGGAATGTTACTTTTGATTTTAAACAGGGTGGGGCACCTATAACTGGTGTTGATTCTATAGTATTTGATGCAGGGGAGACAGTACCGGGTGGAGTAGAAATGGCAAATGTTGTTGCAGACCCACAAGTTAAATTTTCCGCAGGAGACGTAATAGAAATTGATATGACTAGCCTTAATATTAATGAATTGTCCGCAATAATAGTATTTACATTTAGGGATGTCTCATAATGGCAACTGATGTGGATTTATCATCTCAAGCAATGTTGAGCATAGGTGCAGAATCAATAGAATCATTTCAGGATGGTACTACAGAATCCGAGATGGCAGCTAAATTATATAATGATTTAAGAGATTATATATTATCCATTTATCCGTGGAGGTTTACTGTACGGAAGTCTACTTCTCTTAATAAATTGATAGATGCACCGGAGAATGAATTTTTATTCACATATCAATTACCTAATGAGTTAACGGTGTTATTGAAGGTGTTGCCAGCCCATGTTAAGTATGAATTAGGGGAAAACCAGAAATTATGGACGAATTATGATGGGGAAATTTTTGTAGAATATCAATATAGACCAAGCGAAGTCAGATTTCCAGCATATTTTAATAAGATGTTTGTAAATTATTTAGCATCACAGTTTGCTATACCTATAACGGAGGATGAGGGCAAGGCGGCATATTGGCAACAACAGTTTGAACTTTCATTTCGTAGAGCCAGATTAACCGATGCTAAACAAAGAAAAGGCACAGGGTTTAAAAGATTTCCAATAACTGGAGTTAGGGGGTAATATGGGCAAGATACGCACAGTTGTATCTAACTTCGCCTCCGGAGAATTAGACCCAAGGCTATTTGGGAGAATTGATAAACAATTTTATTATAATGGGGCCAGTAAATTAAGAAATGTATTAGTACACCCTCATGGTGGAGCATTTAGAAGACCGGGGCTACAGTTTGTGGATGATCTTGGGGTTACAGCCATTAATGGGGTAAAATTAATAGAATTTGCATTTAATAACGTCCAAACATATGTGTTCGCTATAATAGATTCTGCTGCCTTAATATATAGGGATGATGAATTAGTAAAAACTTTAACATTGCCTTTTTTATCGGCAGATATTGATGAGATAACATGGGTGCAAAGTGCCGATGTACTTATAATATTCCATCCAGATCATCACCCGCAAAAAATAGTTAGAGGGGCTACTCATGCTGATTGGACTGCTGTTAATTTAGATTTTTCTTTTATTCCAAAATTTGCTTTTACTGTGGTTACTTCATCCCCCGCATTTACTCTTCAACCATCTGCTATATCTGGTAATATTAAGTTAACAGCTGGTGGAGTATTTTTTTTATCCACTGATATTGGGTCTGTTATAACGGGAAATGGTGGAGAAGCAACCGTAACTAGTTTTATAAGCACTACTGTGGTTCAGGCGACTGTAAATGTAGAATTTTTTGATACGGCATTAATCGCGTCTGGTGCTTGGCAAATAGACCGTGGGTTCGAGGATGTGTGGTCTATTGCACGAGGCTGGCCTAGGTCTGGTACTTTTCATGCTGGGAGGTTATGGATAGGAGGAGCAAAAGAAAGACCTAATACTATATGGGGGTCTCATATAGGAGACTTTTTTAATTTTGACCCTGGACAAGGTTTTGCTGATCAAGGACTTGATTTTACTCTGGATACTGATCAAGTAAATCATATAAGAAATTTGATATCATCTGATCATTTATTAATATTTACTTCTGGCGGAGAATTTTATCAGCCTAAAAAAGCTAATGAGGGCATTACTCCATCTAATTTTGAACCAGTTAGACAAGATAAAAGGGGTTCTGGATTTATACGTCCTATATTTGTAGATGGCGCCACCATATTTATACAAAGAAATGCTGATATTGTAAGAGAATTTTTATTTTCTGATCTAGAACAAAAATATAATGCTAATAATATATCTTTATTATCATCTCAATTAATAAAAGCCCCAGTAGATATGGCCCATTCCCCCCCAAATGCAGATAGTGATTCTGATTTAATATATGTTATTAATGCTGATGGCACATGGGCCGTATTGAATAGTCTTAGAAAACAAGAGATAACTTCATGGGTTGGAGGTGCAACTGATACTGGGGTTATGTTGTCTGTGGCGTATAATGAATTTTTCATGTATTGTGCTGTAAAGAGAACTATTGATGGAGTTACAACTATATATTTAGAAAGATTTAATTTTGATCATATGTTGGATTCGTCTATAGTAGTGGACAATGGGACACCATCTACTGTATTTTCTGGATTTGATCATCTTGAGGGGGAAACAGTTGAAGTTTGGGGGGACCCGGCTGATGGTTTAGGGTTTTTTGAGGGTTCATTCGTGGTTACTGGTGGTGATATTACTACTATAAATCAATATAGCAAGATAGAGGCTGGGTATAATTTAAATCCGCTCCCTCAGATTTCATTAATGCCAATAGAAAGGGAATTACCAGATGGAGTAATGGTTGGGGAGAGAAGAAGAATACCTGCCATAAAATTAAGTTTTGATGGGGCACACAGTGTCACGGTAAATAATAGGCCCGTAAAATTTAGACAGTTTGGGCAAGAGATATTTGATCAGCCTCTACCAGCTTTTGTTGGTATTAAGCGAGTTACCAATCTTGGTCATGGTAGAAGACCACCAATCGATATTAGACAAACTGGTCCTGGACCGTTTGAGTTATTATCAGTATTACAGGAGGTAACAATATAATGGCTACGGCAGTTATAGTCATGGCGGTGGTTGCCGTCGTTCAGGTGGGCGTTGCTATAGCCGGAGCCGCAACAACTATATCCCAAGCTAAGAGACAGGAGAAATTAGAGCAAGCTGATATTGATCTTGAAGGGGCTAAGGCTAAGGCTGAATTTGAATTTAAGGCATTAGAGGCGGTAAAAGCTTTGAGGGTAAAGATTGCTCAGAATAGGGCGGCATTTGCCGGTAGAGGGCTTGCAATTGGTTCTGGTACACCTTTAGCATTCGAAACTCAAAATTTAAGGGAAACTAACCAGCAATTGGTTATAGATAGGCTCGGATTAACTCTTACTCAAGCAAGATTAGATTTATCATCTGCCGCTTCAAGCTTAAGATTATCATCTACAATAACTTCTGCTAAATTAGGAGCTATAAGTGATTCTATATCTGCTATATCAGGAGTTGCTGGGTCTGTGGCATCTACTGGTAGTAGTGGGTCTAGTTCTGCGGGTAGTAGAAAAATAGGGGGGGGCACCTAAATGGCGGACCCATCTATAACCAGAACTCCTAGACAAAATCTGTCTGTTTCTCCTGCCAGATCATTATCTATACCCGTGGGCAATATACAACGAAATTTGAGTGGCATAAGTCGAGCATTAGATAATATATCTGGCACGGCTCAGGAGTTTCATAAGAGGAAGGTGATAAAGGAATCCAAAGAAGTAGGTGCGGCGGCGGGTCTTGAAGAAAATCTTGAATTAAGGGAAGGAGTAACTTTAGCGGATATGGCTTTCAATGCCTCCGCCTCAGACATTTTCCTAAATAAATTATTATTGAGTACCTCTGTGGGGTTGGATAATATAGCTAGAGATAACCCAGGGGACCCTGTAGCAATTAAGGCGGCAGGAGATGCTCAGGAATTGGCTATAATTTCGTCTATACCAGATGAATTGGTTCCTGGGTTTATATTAGCACATAGAGATAAATTAAATATTAAAATAGCACAAGCGAGGGATGATCAACTAAAGAATGAGATTGATGAGCATACAGCTGTATTTCTTGACACGGAGGAACAACTATTAACTGATCTTGAAGAATCGGCAATATTTGGGGATGATGCGGCAATACTTACTAATTTAGAATTATATATAGGATTAATAGAGAGGAATGGTCCTATTGATAATGGGGGTACAGGAGTGTTTACTGAAACTCAACAAGCGGCTAGAATTATATCTGCAAGAAAGGTTGCTGAAAAAAATATCATAATAGGGCAATTTAGAGATGTGTCATTGGGCGATAAGCCCGAATTTCTTAGTCTATTGTTAGAGGAGGAAGAATTTGATAAATTGATAGGGGGGGATTCCGTTTTTTCCCCATCTGAGGTAAAGCAAATACAAGATGAATTATATAGTGAGTATGTAAGAGAAAGTCAACTAAGAATTGAGAATGGTAAAGCAGATTTACAGGCATTAAAGGATGAAGCGTCTGTTGCTGAAATAGAATTTTATTTAGACCCAAGTGAGAAGAATTTTAGAAAGTTAATAGAATTAAAAACCCTAACTTCCGATGCCACCAATACTAAAGCCATATTAGATTATTTTAGGGGGGCGGCTTTCGAGATAGATGCAAGGGTGGTTAATGAATTAAAACAAGGAATTATAGAAGATGAGATTGTTTCATTCTTCCAAATACAAAAATTTATAGGAAATGGTTTAGATGTGGATACGGCTCTTAAACTTAGAGAGACTTTGATTAATAAACAGACTGCTGATACTACGTTTGTTGATTTAGCGGAATGGAAAGAGGCTCTACGTAGACTTGACTCTATATTTCAAATACAGAGAGATGGGTTTGGTTTCATATCTAGTTTATCAAATCAACAAACTATTGATAATAGAAACGCTATTCATCAATCTATATGGGACACTGTTAGAGTTAAATGGTCTGCTTTTGTGGCCGGGGCAGAGGAGAAACCCGACATATTGGGAATATTAAGAAAGGAAATAGAAAGATTTAATAAAAATGAGGAAGCTAAGAGGAAATTGGAAGAGAGTGTGGTAAAATAATGGCTAAGAACAAGAAAAATTTATTAGTACGAGAAAAAGTTGAAGCTGGTCTTTTGTCACCGGAGGCTTTTACTGTACTTACGGGCGAAGAATTCGTTGCAGATGCTGTTTCGGACCTAGAAAAATCTGAGATATCTCAATCAGACACGGATTTTATAGTTGGGCGCGAAGCGGAGATTGGTCTTCATAAATCCATATCTGAAACATTTAGATTATCACAAGAAAAGGCGGGGATTATTCCGGGAGTTATCTCCCCTCTTGATGTTGTTTTTGATTTGGTTCCAGAGGTTTTGCCTAATTTAGCCAAAAGAGAATTATTTGAAACTCTTAAACAGTTCAGAGAAACCCCTATAACAGATGTATTAGGTCCTCAAGCATTAAAAAATGTCTCAGAAACATTAGATAGAGCGGCTACGGGGGAAATAAAAGAGGGTTTTGATTTGGGGTTTTTTAGGAGAGGGGTTGTTAATACAGGCGATGAAGATACTGACAGATTTCTTGATAAATTTACTACTGGACTATTGGGTTCGGATGAGTTTGGCATTGGGGATTTAATACCCGGTGTAGAATTAGGGTTAGCGGTAAATGATATAAATGCCCTAATGGATGCAAGATCACGTGGAGTAGAACCATCATTTGAAGATAAATTAACGGTTGAATTAGGACTTATTGGGTCTTTGGTTGGATTAAAAGTTGCAGGAAAGCCCTTAGCCAAATTTATAACGAAGAATGTTGGAAAATTAGATGATACTATTAGGGCTACTTTAGGTCTTAAATCAAGAAACGCTTCTGTATTAGACAAAACTTTAGAGGCTGAACGAAAGGTGGAAAAAGTCACTGGGGAACCTTCCAAATTAACCCCTGAACCAACTCCTTCGGGCCTCAAGGCAAAATCCAAAAAGGCGGAGGATTTTATTACTCCTTCTGTTAAACAATCAGGGGAATTAGCTGATGATATTGCCGCATTTAAGGCATTTTCGAGTGAAGACATTGCCAAAATAATCGAGGGTAAAGCACCCCCTAATATTAATTTAAAAAATATTGGAACTACCGATGATATCAAACTTACATTAGATGCAGTTGGTAAAAAATTTAAGATACCGAAGAAAAAAGTAACCCATAAGGAAACTGTTGCGGCGGCTCAAGATTTAGGGCTAACTGTTCAACAATTGAAAAAGGCTGTTAAAGAGGGGAGGGTTAATCCAGAGTTAATTCAAGCGTCTAGAGTGTTATTAGCTACATCTGCCAAGAATTTATCCGATCTGGCTAAGCTTTATGACCCGGCAAAAGCTGGTGTTAAGGTTAAATTAGAATTGTGGAGGACCACTGTACAACATCTAGAGATACAACAATATACATCTGGATTAGTATCCCAAGCTGGTCGTACACTTAATTCTGCAAAAATACTTGCCGGGGAAAGCTTAGATGATATTGGTAAATTAAAAAGAATAATAGATACAGAGATAGGACATTTAGGTGGGAAATTTGATGCTAAAATTGATGAATTAGCCAAAGCGCTGGATGTAGCTATCAGTGCCAAGCATATTAATAATGTAGCTAAACAGGCAGTGCAGAACAAATTTTGGGATGGCTTTACGGAATTATGGATTAATGGTTTACTATCGGGTACAGGGACCTTGGCTGTTAATATAGCTGGTAATACAATATTTACTTTGTGGCAAATTCCTGAAAGAGCAATAGCGGGTATGGTGGGTAAATTGAGGAATGCTGGAGTAAAAGACGCAGATAGGGTATTTGTTGGTGAGTCTTTAGCTTTAATGAAGGGATTAGTAGAAGGATTTGGAGAAGGTATAATTGCCGCTGGCAGAGCCTTTAAAACTGGTGTTCCTCAGGTAGGGTCAAGAGCCGCTAAATTTGATGTATTAAGACCAAGGGCGATTTCATCTGAGGCCCTTGAATTATCAGGTACTGCTGGCAGAGCGGTAGATGGAATAGGCAGAGTGGTTAGAACTCCTCAAAGTTTAATATTATCGCAAGATGAGTTCTTTAAAACAATAGCTGTTAGGATGGAATTAAATGCTCAAGCATATAGAAAAGCTATGCAAGAAGTAGGGGGGGATATATTAGGTAATTCTAAACAGGTGGGCAAACGTATACAAGAAATAAAAGACAATCCTTCAATTTTGGGAGGAGAAATAACTGCAAAAATCGATGAATTTGCCGATTATATAACTTTTCAAAGAGAGTTGGGACCAACTGGCAGAATGGTCCAAGGATTAATAAATACTAAATGGGGCAGTATTGAGATACCAGTTATGAAATTTATAGTACCCTTTCTTAGAACTCCTGTTAATATATTTAAAGCGGGAGTATTAGAGAGAAATCCCGCATTTGCCGTGTTTTCTAGAGAATTTAGAAATACGGTGAAAAAGGGTGGGGCCGAAGCAGATTTGGCCTTGGCGAAAGTATCGATAGGAACATTAGTTGGAGCGGTTACTATGTATCACACTGCTCAGGGTGATATTACTGGTAGAGGCCCCGCTGACCCTAAAATGAGACAAGCATTGATGAAGCAGGGGTGGAGGCCATATTCAATTAGATTTATGACAGGGGAAACCATAGATGGAGAACCTATATATAAATATTTATCCTATAGAAGATTAGAGCCGCTTGCATTTTTAATGGGTGCTTCCGCAGATATAACAGAATGGATGCAATTTACTCGTAAAGACGATCCCTTGAGAGAGGAACAAGCTAATACGGTTATAGCCGCTCTAATAGCTACAATATCTGAGAATACTTTAAGTAAGAATTTCATGGGTAATATATCAGAGACTTTATCTGCTATGGCTGACCCCCAACAACATTTACAGAGATGGGAGCAGAGATTTGCTGGGTCATTCGTTCCGGGAATAGTATTTGATATTAGAAAAATAAAGGACCCTTTTATTAGGGAAACAAGAACTTTAGTTGATGCGCTTATTAATAAAATGCCGGGCCTATCAGAATCATTACCCCCTGTATTATCATGGGATGGACAACCAATTAAGAGAGATGAGGGCTTATTATTTGGAGTGGCGGACCCAGTTAAAATATCTGAGGAGAGCAGGGATATAGTAGATAATGAAATAGTACGATTAGGGGTAAATGGTGTTCCAGATGAGAATGGGAATATGGTTGTTTTCCGCGAAGCCTTGATTTCTCCTCCGGGACGTGTTTTACTGGATGGTGCTGTAAGATTGGATGATGAATTTTTATATCACAGGCTTGTACAATTAGTTGGAGAAATAGAATTACCGGATAAATTTAGTGGAGGTGGGAAAACTTTAAAAGTTAGAGAACAATTGACAAAATTAGTAGAGTCTAATATTTATAAAAATGCCCCAGAAGTCGCAAAAGCCGCATTAATACATGATGTATATGGGGCTTATAAAAACACAGCAAAGAGTGTATTACTTACAGATGATAAAATACACCCCGAAATAGGTATATCATTTGGTGCTATGTTTAATGAGATGATAACAACCGCACAACTCAATAAACGCAAATTATTTGGGGACATTGATGGTAGACAGAACCCGTCCGTAGATAAAAGAATAGAGAATTTCTTACGGGACCCTAAAGAAGATGATACAGAAAATGAGGAGTAATCATGGCTGATGTAGATTTTGCAGATATAACCCCAAGGATACAATATACGGCTATAGCGGCTCAGACTGATTTTACTATACCCTTTGGATTCTTCGAGGGTACGGACATAGTGGTGTTCGAGGATGATAATGCCACTCCCACTGATACGGGCGATTATACAATTATAGGTTCTGGAACTCCTGATGGTTCTCAAAAGGTTAGATTTACGGTTGGGAGGGCGGCTGGAGTTAGGGTACTAATCAAAAGGGATATACCAATTCAGCGTGTAACGGATTTTGAGGATTCCGGTCAGTGGCAAGGAGACAATGTAAATTTTGAATTTGATTTTTTAGTGGCCACCCTTCAACAAGTAGAGTTGGTACATGAACGGTCTATGACATTACCTGAGACTGACCCGGATGGTGCTACTCTTATATTACCTATAAAAGCCATTAGGTCGAATAAAGTAGCAGGATATGACTCAAATGGTGATCCTATTGCTTCTACTGGAACGATGGCTGATTTGGATTTATTAATTGCTGGTGTCATAGGTTCTGGTGGAGAAGTTAATACTATGTCTAATTCCGGTACAGGCGTTGCAGCATTTGAACCAAAATCCGTTGTTGATTTTCCAATGCGTGGTCATAATGGAATACCCACCGGGGGTGTTGGTGTAACCTTAGACGCTGGTAATGATAACATTGATTATGATTTGGATATTGGTAATATGACCAATAAATCTTCTCCACTTGATTCTGATGAAATTCCTATTCAGGCTACGGGGGGTGGGACGCTAAATAAAGTTACTATAGAGAATGTTAATAAACTAACTAAAAAAGAATATGCTATAGCATTGAGTGATACCACTACAGCTATTACAACCGGGGTGCTTATAGATTCATTTAGGATACCTCTAAATTTTACGTTAACAGAGGTTAGAGCGAGTTTGATCACGGCCTCCAGTTCCGGTATTCCGACTATAGATATTAATGAGGGGGGAGTGTCTATATTATCCACCAAACTTACCATAGATGCTAATGAAAAGACTTCTAAAACTGCCTCTATTGCCGCTGTAATATCGGATAACACCCTTGCTGATGACGCCGAAATATCATTCGATATTGATATTGCAGGAACAGATGCGGCAGGATTAAAGGTTACATTAATTGGGCATGAAACATGAGCCGAATAATAAATTCATTTAATTTTGGTTTACCTCCCTACATCACAACCGCGAATGATTATGATGGCACGAATGATTTTGCGGCCCATGCTGGTGATTTAACTGGTATGGCAGACGGGAAAGAAGGCACACTTTCTGTATTGTTACGACTGGATGGTGGAGACGGGGCACTTCAAAGAGTTTTCAGTAATCAGGGGAATCGTTTTTTATTTGAGAGACAAGCGGATGATACATTTCGTTTGCGAGCGCAAACATCTGCCGCCTCCACTTTAATTCAAGTTATTTCAGACACAGCATATACTGCGTCATCCGTTTGGCTTCATCATTTAATAGCGTGGAATGCAGCAACGCCGGAAGCCCATTATTTCGTTAATGATGTAACCGATGAAGCGGCGGGTTCGATTGAAATTGATGGTACGATTGATTACACCAGAACTGCTTGGCGTTTTGGAGCAACAGTTGCAACTGGCGGCAATAAACTAAATGGTTGTGCATCTGAGATTTGGTTCGACCCCACCTTTATTGATATTAGTGTTTTAGCTAATAGAAGATTATTCATAAGAGCAGACGGCAAACCGGAAGATTTAGGGGCAACCGGACAAACGCCGACAGGTGGCCCAGTATTGGTCTATTCCAAAACTGGTGATTTAAGCACTAATTTAGGAACTGGTGGGAACTTCACAATAACCGGAGCATTGACACCGTGTTCCTCAAATCCGAGTGATTAATATGAAAATGAAAATTCGGTTTAATGGATGCAAATCAAACTACTGGTTTGATTTTGATGTGCATTATAAACAAGTCAAATGGATAAAAATCCTTTCATCATGGGATGTTAAATAATGCTTTATGTGAAAATAGATATGAGCCATCCAGGTAAGATTACAGCTTTACAGGCAATGATAAATGAGTTTGCCAAAAAACACCCAGATAATATTTTATCTATAAATGAAAAAATGGATGGAAGCGTTGCTTGGGTAAAACTTCAAGAGGGGGCTGATGTGTCTATCCTTCCACCAGGAATTATTTTAGACACCGCTATAAATAAGCAGGAACATATGAATAAAGTTCAGGCTGATGTTTATACAATAGGGTGGTGGCCATTGGAGGAATAAATATGAAGGATTCTATTATTAAATTTAAGGCGAACCCCGTGTCTATTATTATGTGTGCACTTAGGAAGGGAGGTGGATATATTGCTGCTATTGCCGCCATATATGCTGGAGCCGCCGCATTGGGTATGGATATACCAAAACCCGCTTGGTCAAACGATATAGATAGAATAGAAAAAGATGTAAGATATTTAAGCGTTCATGTTATTAGGGGGGATATTAAGGATGCAGAATATTTAATGGATGATCTAATAATGGCTAGAGATAGTATATTAGATTTGGGAGGTAATGCGGAATTTGTTATAAGAAGAATAATAGATATAGAATTGGATATCAGAGAACTAATAATACAATATGAATGTTTAACTGCAGGGAGGGAAAATTGTCTGGAATTTTAAAAATTAAGTCCGGTGTTGCTATTAATGGCTTAAGGACAGAGGCACTCCTAGGTCTAATTATCGCTCACTCTATATTTACTTCATTTGGGTATGATACTATATTAGTTAGTGTGGTTGAGGCTCCTCACAGCAGAGGATCATTCCATTATGTGGGATTAGCGTTTGACTTGAGGCGTAGACACGTAAAGGAGGAGGATTTGAACCCCATTCATGAGGCATTGACAGAGGCCCTAGGGATACAGTATGATGTGGTACTGGAGCCAGATCATTGGCACATAGAATACCAACCTAAGAAAGGAGTTAATCTATGAACTCAGTAGATAAACTGTTAGGTGGTGGATTTTTGAAAGGTCATAAAACTTACCTAGTTGCTATATCAGGTGCTGTTACTCTTATAATTCAGTATTTGATTGGTGATATAGGTCTGATGGACATGATTGCTCAGATTTCTATCCCTCTCGGTATACTTTATGCTCGTATGGGCATGAAAAGTGCGGAAACCAAATGATGTTTAAAAGATTTATGAGCGTCATATTAATGGTATCGCTGATGGCGTTTGCGTCAGCGTGTTCCGTATTTAAGGACAGCCCTCGTGAGGCTTTGTCAGCGGCCCAAGGTTCATATGCTATTGGCCTCTCTACGGCAAATTCTCTATTCAATCAAGGGGATATATCTCCTGAGGATTGGTTGGATGAGGTTGTCCCAGTACAGCAAAAGGCCAACGAAGCTATTAGTACAGCGGAGAAGGCTATAATCCATTGGGAAACTTTTAAAGATAAGGACGAAGCAATGCCTGCTGTAGAATTTGCGCGCAATCTTATCTTCGAGTTTCTAGCCCTAGTGGAGAAATTCCGATGAACGTTCTCATGAAAATTCTGGCCATAGCGAAAGATATTCATCCCGCTGGGTCAATTCTTTTCAATATGATTAATTCATGGAGAAAAGGTGAAACTGTCTCCCCCGAAGATCAACAAAAAATGATCATTATAATTCAGGAGGAGGAAAAAGAATTTGATGAGCACACTAATGAGGCGTTACAGGCTCTAGGATTTGAAAGTTTGGAAGAATACGAGGATTCCAAAGAGGGTTAAAATTCGTGACCATCCTTAACCTTAAGCAAGCGGCACCGGATTACTTTATGTCCGAACCGCTTGCTGATAGGGTTGTATCCCAACCCAACCATCTTTTTACCCCAAAAAATCTCTGAATAAGGTGATTTGAAGCCCATAGCCATTGACCAGTCTCTATAATGACTATATAATATCCTAGAAGCCGTACCCTTTTCATCTTCCTCACATTCTTCTAATACATCTTTAACCCAATACGCTACAGGATTGTTTTCCAACATATATTGCTCTACGCTCTCCAAACTTTTCTCAGGTATGTCGAAATCTCCCCTATCGTATAATCTTTTTAATGCCGCAACCCATCTTCTTAAAATCCCTGCTCTCTCTTTATGTAATTTTTTGTCCAAATCGAAATCCGGCTTATTCACTTTATTTGGGCATTCTAGTATTATTATTCTTCTTTTTAATGCGTGGCTATGATCACTGGTTGATGGCATTTCATTAACTAATTCAAGAAATCTAACACTAAGCATTATATTATTTTGTGTCTCTCCGTACAATTTTCTAATGTCAATAGGGTCCCCCCCGGTTATCTTTTTTAAATAAGTGTCTGATACTAAATTTAATCTAGATTGTTCTCCTGATATATTAATCAATTTACCAACTAATGAGGTCCTTTTTCTTTCATCATTCAGATCAGTTATGGCGACCGACGATACACTATTCGGATTATGCATATCTCTCAGTACACGGGCCAATGTACCCTTACCATTACCCCCAGGACCTTTCAAAAATAGCACCTTTTGGAATGACATATCATCTATGAGAGACAAACCACAGTACTCATCAAATAAGGCTATGGCTTTCTCGTCCCCATCTAAAGTTTGTTTTATAACTTCCTCGTACAGGGGGCAGGTGGCTTCATCTTCCCAATCAAATTCCA